TCAAGTATTTCTAATATCTGACTACACATCTGCAACCAATTCTCTTCTAACTACCTCCAATACATTCAGCAATGCCTCAGCAGTTAATTCTGGATTTATTTCAGCAAATACAGGAACGACGGCCACGAACACGGGAACGACAGCAACCAACACGGCGACCACAAATACAACATTAGCAACTACAAACACGACCTTAACCACAGCAAATAATTTAGCGACCCTGTCTAACTGGATACAGCAAAAAACTATTTTCACTGCTGTTGCCTCTATTACATTTCAAAACTTTGCAGGAGGAGCAATGACCAATACTTTAGATCTATATGTAGCAAGTCCAATTGCTCCATTCACGCCAACGTATTATTACAATACTATTACGATAATGGGAGATATAACAGGCACATTACCTGCAAGTCCTCAACTTCGCTTTCAATTCAGTAATGATAATCAGAGATGGATTACTGATACTCAAAACCCGTCATTTTATACTACTACATTTTTCACAACAAGTAACCAGTTCAATATGCAAAAAACCAATTTAGCATTTCGTTATGCTCGGGTAATTTCTTTGGCAACGTTTACTACAACAAATTATTGGGTTAGTTTATCTCGGGTATAAAATTAAATGGTGCGTCCGCCTTGCCGAGGTCGCCGACTCACATATATTAGTTATATTTATATCATTTATATATATATTTAATAGCAAATATAATATATATATGTATATCCACATATAATAGTTATATTAAACGACATTAACCGACATATAAATATATTTATATGTCTGTATAGGTCTCAAAATATATATAATATATTTATCTTTATATCATTTCGCATATATATAGTTATATTTATATATATAATTCATAAGTTTATATATAAATATATTTATTCGAACGATGAAACCACCGCGGCCGTCGGAAGCACCACGGCGGACGCATCGACAACTTCTGCTTCTGGTTCTACTTGTTCAATGCTCACAATTTCAAATGGTTTAACTTCAAACAAATCGGCAATCATTCTAAAATCATCGGGTCGTTCTTTCATCATAACTTCTTTCATCTCTGCCCGTTCTTCGTCTGTGCTTTTAATTAATATCTCCATAACCATTACACGGCACATATGGTCGGCTTGCTCCTGTAATTCTGGCGTTTTTTCCACACAAGGGCGACAATATACATAGACAGGATCATCTTGGCCTTTGGGGCTTAACCTCAACCAAGTTTCGGAATCCTCCATCGTATCTTCGCACTTGCTACACTTGTAGAAAATCTTTCGTTCCATCGGCGGGTTATTCGCAACAGTATCCATTATATATATGTATAAATATAATAAAAATATATATTAATCAAATTAATTAAAATATATTCGCCTAAACTTTGGCTCAACCTTTTAAAAGTTGTTCATTCATCATAAATATTCGCAATGAACTGATCTAATGGCTTTCCATTTGCTCGCTTAAGGGTCTCTTTTTTAAAGCTCTTCAAATCGCCTTTATACTTTTTAAAGTGTGTTAAAAAAGCACTGCACCAGCGGCCACACGTAGCAATGCCTTCTTTGCTACTTTGATACGGATAATCGTTATAGTACACAGGCACCTTGCTCATCTGGAACATACGGGTCAATACTTTTTCATTCTCACCAAGTTCTTCACGGGTCTCTTCATCAGTCCATTTCAACGGCACATCTGGAGCATTACCGTATGAATCGAAATAAAATACCGCCTTGGGTCCTCGCGCAATACAAACCCAGTGGCCGCTGTTTAATTCGTGTTCATATAATAGGAATACAACCTCACCGACTTTCAACCATTCTTCAACTGGTGTTTCTCGCGGAAGCTCACTATATTTGACTATTTTCGCATTTGGAAAGTATTCGCGTAAATCAGCATCGCTCATGGAATCATAAATCGAACCATCAGACCCACCTTGCATTTGACCCATACCAGCACCATCTAATTCTCTGGCCTTCATGTAGAGCAATCGCATCTGGGCTTTGGCCTTGGCCTTGGTTGACCCTTGGCTAAATTTGTGGCCAGTTATAATATTAATGACACTATACTTTTTATTCGGCAACTGAATAATCTCATACGGCATTTATATTATAATAATATTTTTTAATTTTGATTCTTTGGAATATTTTGTAAAATATGGGCAATCACTTCTGCGTTAAAAGCATTCCCGATGCATTTATATCTCTGTGTTTTTGAAACCCCTTCTGTATATTCATCAGGCAATGATTGGAGACGTTCGCATTCTAAAGGTGTTAATTTCCTGATGGTATTAGTATTAGATTTCACCATCGTGCGTTGTTTCTTTTTGACACTATTTTTTTCAAAGGCACCCTGATATGTGGCCGTGAGTGTGTATGCCTTTTTATCGGCATTTACCATTCGCTCATCAACCTCTGCTCCTTCTTGTAAAATATCCTTTAAAATAATGCCTCGGTCATCAGGCATTTCAAACTTTATATTTGTCCAAAATAATCGCTTTCGGGTCTGTGCGGAAACCAAGGAGGCGTTAAACAAAATCGGTTCAACACCCATCGCCTCGGTAATAATATCTTTATCTTTTTTATGCATTGAGGCCACATTTTCCAAAATGAAATATTTTGGTTTGATTAAATCACGGATTCTAATATATTCCCAAAATAATCCTGACCTATCTCCATCTAATCCTTTCCTATCTTTTTTGGCAATGCTCAAATCTTGGCAGGGACTTCCGCCTATGAGTAGATCAAAATGTTCGCCTTCAGGTAATACAAGTTTCTCGGCCGTAATATCTACGACACTACCTAACCGAATAATATCGGGATAATTCTTTGTACTGACCTGAATAGCATATTTATCTATCTCGGCCGAATAATACTTTTTGACTTTGATATCAGCATAATCCAAAGCCACGCGAGCAACAGAAATACCGTCAAATAGAGAAATGACATTCATTATATATATATGTTTAGATAAATATATTTCTAAACAATCTGAATCAATTTTTTTATTAATTCCTTCGTTAATAATATATTGAAAATTCGGTTTTTGAATATATTAAAATCGGATTTAATCGTCCATATCCGGTTGCCAAGCTTCAAACTCTGTTAGAATGCAAGTCGGATAGTTTTTGAATATAGTACACCATCGACTTCCTGAACGCTTTGCCTTCATCATATCAGGTTTTGTGATTCCACAATATTCTTCCATTAGATATTTTATTCCGTGGCTTGACCCCGAATGCGGGAAGTACGTCACCGTATGTGCCTCATTCAAAATCCGTCTCGTATCTTTACCTGCAGTAGCAAGGTGATTTGTCATTATGAGCGTAGTGCGAAAATGCCGCCCGATTTCGAGAACCTGATTGACTAATGTCAACACCGCTTCTCGAATCTTCTTATCGGCAATGACATCTACATCGTCGGCAATAATACAACAATCTTGGAACATCTCGGCCGTAAGCGGTTCCTGATGCATCTTCTCATCGAGTTTGATTCGCTTCAACCCTTTAATTTTATCAAGTGTTTCATCTTCTTTGAGAGATGATAAAACATATATAGGATTATTCTTGTATTTTAATTTATATTCCCGCAAATAATTAACCACATAAGTAGATTTGCCCGAACCGCTTGGGCCAGTGATGTATAATATATCTCTTTCCCGCGTGCTGTCCGGAACTTGTTGGAGTTTAATAGGCCCTTTGGGGATTTTTATTTTATCTACTACGTGAACGTCATTTGAATCTATCTCTTCTTGGTTCGCGCAAATGCTGATTATTTTTTTTCCGTATTTGGCGATTGGTCTCCCAAAATCCGACATACATAAATTACCCTTTTTATCGTTTGATGATGCCATATATGAATATATTATACGGATATTTTTATTTCTCTAAACATTAGTATTTAGACAATCATAAAATAATATTGTATCATTATATAATATAATATGGCGGGATTTTTACAAACAGCGTTTCAATCAAATACTGCAGATAATACTTCAGCCCAAGTTTCAATCGTTAATTCGTCATCTACCCCGTTGGGCATTGCTGGGATTTTCACGGGAACGTTTGAGAATTGTTCCTCGTATGGGTTAATCCAAGTCAATGTCTCAACTGATCAAAATTGTACTCTGTTTGTTCAGCAATCGTATTTAGGGACTGCCGAGAATATTGTGGCCGCGAGTCAATTCTCAATTGTTGGCAGTGATAATCCATTCTTTACTGGAAATACCAAATTCATTTATATAACGTATCCTTTTTTTCGGGTAGAATTAGTTAATACTTCAGGTATAGCCCAAACGTCATTATATTTGTCTTCTAAAATGACTTCAACTCCTCCTGCATCTGCTGGTGGTTCAGCGCAAGTACCGCTCAACCCAGTCGATGATGGCGTTGCCGTATACGGTTCTAACAATGGTACTTCGCCGATAATTTTAAAAACTGATGTAGCGGGGGTTCTGGACGTAAATGTGGTCTCAGGCGGAGGAGGTTCGGGAAATGTTGTGGCCACTAATTTGATTACGCAAACTTTAGCAACGCGAACGGTTCAATTAGGTGGTGCTGGAGTTTGGTATCGAGTAGCATCGGTTGGCAATGACCCAAATTCTACGGCCATCTGGGCTTCTGTTGGGGCATTAGTTGGAACTGAAACCGTGCCGGTTATTGGCCGCCTGTTTAAATTAACTGGCCCCGTAGTTGCCCCGTCGGTTGGTCCATATACCCAAGGCACGATATATGATGTCGAATATAGTGGCGACCCTCCGACATTAAGCGCGGCCACCAGCGGGGTTTTGGTCTCTGGTTCCACAGACCCTTCTTCGGCCGCGAACAACCGTGTTATTAAAACAGATACTGATGGTGTTGTGTCGGTGAATATTGTTGGCGGCGGAGCGCCGACCGTGGTGGCAATTCAGGGAAGCGAAGATCTAACTTTTGCTCAAACGGCCACAACTGGCCGAATGATTGTAGAAGGTTCTACGGCGGGGGCATTAGCATTAGACGCAACAACTACATCAACAAATTCAAAATTAGATGAACTGATTGCTCTGGGAACTGTCGCAAGTGTGACAACAAATGTGGGTGGATCAACTATTATAGTTGATACACCTATTACAACTGGATTTGATATGTGGGAGGGAACTCCGGCCGCCCCTTTTTATTCCAAGTTTTGCGTGATGGGGCAACTTTCCAGTGTGCCAGAATTTACTTCCACTACTCCCCTCAAATATTTATGTCTTCAATATTCTAATGATAATACTAATTGGTTTGGTGACGGGCAGTACCCCAGTTTGTTATATACAGGCACAACTGGCGTGTATACTTTTATATTTTTGGCGTCGGGTATTGCTACACGATATGTGCGTGTGTGGGGTATGCTTGGTGGCACTTTAGATAATTTAATAGTCAATAGATTAACACGATAAAGATAGTTTTAGATAATTTTTATATAATATTTATATATTTATATTATATATAATGGCATTCTATTCACAAGGAGTGGTAAATCAGGTTCAGCAAAATTTAGATTTAGCTACTGTAGTACTTGAAGAAACTATTGCGGTCAGCACATCAACTTCCCCTTCTACATTTTATTGTAATTCACCGGCCGATACTTTTTCCGGCATTTTATCACAAGTAGCACTCCCAAACGCCCAAATTGTTATGAGCAGTGGCACATTCTCTGAAATGGACACAATCGATTTGTCGTCTAATGATGGTTTAGCGATAATTTGCCCAGCGTGTGTTCCTCCCCTGACAAGATTTGCTTTTAATTTAACGACCACTGCACCTAATGTCCGCCTTGCCCATTTGGAAATACTCGGAGAAGTTGTAATGACATCTGCAAATAGTAATAGTTCGCATTGTTTATTTTCTGATACAGTTTTGATCGGGCAGAATATGAACCGAGATATTACTATTGAAAATTGTTCATTTACATCAGGAAAACCCGTCGTTGTTTCAAATACTTTTGCTCCTTTACCAAATAGTGCCGAATTACTCGCACTGCCTACTGCAACAACTGATTCATATTTTATTACTAATTACGGTGGGTATTTATACATGTGTAATTACCAAGGCGGAATTGCCAAAGCGGACGCAATCACTGGTGTGATTATTTCAACAAATTGGTCTAATACGGCAGATCTTGGACAACCTACCGGAATGGCAGTCGATGCGTATGGATTTTTATATGTATCAAATGCTGCGTATATTTACAAATATGATACGGCAGTAGAAGGTCCTTATGTTGCTTCTATTGAAACAAACTGGCCTACAAGTTCCGGTATGGTTATTGATAATATACATTCCCGTTTGTATTTGGGAGCAACAAATGGTAGAATTATGACGTTTGATATTTCGGGTGGAACAATAGTTCAAACTGCTGACCTTTGTAATATCGGTTCACCTGTATTCGCCTTAGCAATTGATAACGCTGGTGCTTATTTATATGCTTCGGCATCCAGAGTTGTAAAAGTATTAATCTCTGATGGTTCTATCGTAGCAGACCCGTTTATTAGTGGAGCTGGAATCGCTGGTCTTACATATGCGGTTTTAAATGGTGTGGAGCAACTTTATGTCGGAAATAGTGTAAACTCAGAAATTAGTATATATAATGCGAATACTGGTTCAGTCATTAGTAGTTTTTGGAAAACTGACGCAAATGGTCTTGCGAATCCTACTGGATTAACGGCTTCTAATGCCTATATTTATGCCTGTAATAATGTTTTAGATCTTGGGACATTTACGTATAAACTCACGGTTAGTGCGTTTGCCATCGATGAATATATTCCGATTGTATCTTTTTATAACTGCGATTTTCAATTTACATCGCTCGTATTTAATCAACCATTCGCATCACAAGTTATTATTCGGGGTTGTCAGGGAATAGGATCATTCAATGATGATATTAACGCAACCTTTGTTGGTGTTAATACGAGTGATAGTTTAGTTCAAACCACTACAAACCAGACCATTATTACTGGAGCGAATAAACAACCCGGATATGTCTATACAGCAGGTGAAGGGTCGGGTTTTAGTGATACTTGGTCTTCCGTTTTAACAAATCCGGCGACACTGACATTAGATTTAGCGGGTAATCAAATCGTAAATGCCTCCTCAATTAAAGCGGTTAGTAGTTTAACTATTTATACTCAAAACGACGGAGGACAGGTTGTTTTACAATCTAATTCAAATCAAATTGGCGATGGGATTTCTCCAGCAATACAAGTTTCTCCAAATGCTATATCGCTGGGAATGCATATTGGGGCGGGTTCAACCGATTACCGAGGAATTCAATTAAATTCTGCTAATGATCTAAACTGGACTTTCGGAGGAACGAATAATACGCAACATATAAATAATTTAGCAGGCACAACCACCAGCAAGAACCTAACCCTTACTAATGGTGAAGGGGGTGTACTGACTTTTCAAGATGGAACTATACAAGAAACCGCATCTGTTGCCGGTGGTCAAGTGGATAGTGTTGTGGCCGGAACTTATATTGGCGTAGATTCAACCGACCCTACTGCTCCGATAGTAAATCTGGCTCTCCCTTCGAATACTGTGTCAAATAATATGCTGATATCAAGCGATACGGGTGTTCTTTCGTGGACTGCCGCTCCTGTCGCCGCAGTGACCTTCTACTGTAATCAAAGCAGCACGCCATTAGATACTATTTTAACGCAAGTCGGTTCGATTACGGGCGCACAGATTATTTTCTCATCCGGTGTGTTTTATACGGCCGCACCTATTACCGTAAGTAAAACACAGTGCGCGTTAGTTGGTCCTAATTGTTCACCTCCGCTCGCCCAGATTAATTCTGCTCTTACGGTGGATGGCACACAAGTGTTTCTATCGCACCTGACGATGCTGTCAGATACTGTTTTATCCGGTAATTCCTGCCGTTATACTTCGTGCGACTTTTTACAAAATGTGACCGTCGGTTCTGGGTCAAATTCTGGATATATCACGCTCGAATCATGCGAGTTTATCGCTGGTAAAACAATCACGGTCAATGCTACCGGAAACACTGCGGCGATCTATTTCATTAACTGTAATTTTGCTGGGGCGACCTTAGTAGTGAATAGTGCTTCGCCTTTACAGGTGATAATCAACAATTCCGCTGGGTTTTTAGCACTGCCTTCTTCCGCTAATGCTACGCTTGTTGGGATTAATGTATTAGCATCAGGCGTTATAAACAATGCCGCACAACGCACCATCTTGGCCGCAGGTCGAGGGACTGCATCACAGGTGCTTGCGACTGGCGGGTCGGCGGGGAATGATACTTGGGTCACTGGTCCTTTCTCGGGCGGAACATATTATGTGAATGATGGAGTAAATGATCTATCCACTGTTTTAGCCCAAGTCGGCGCACAGCAAGGAGCGCAAATAATCATATCTTCCGGTTCTTTTGGTGGCGATGCTATTGTTGTGAGTGCGGATAATCTTGCCATCGTTGGACCAAATTGCGTGCCTGCTATTGTAGAGTTAATACGAGCAGTGACCGTCAGTGGAACACGTATTCGTATGGTGAGTATTCAATTTGATGGAGTTGCTACACTAACAGGTAATTCGTGTCGTTATTCTAACTGCGATTTCACCGATAATGTGACCGTCGGTTCTGGGTCAAATTCGGGTTATATCACGCTCGAATCATGCGAGTTTATCGCTGGTAAAACAATCACGGTCAATGCGACCGGAAACTCTGCGGCGATCTATTTCATCAACTGCAATTTTGCTGGGGCGACCTTAGTAGTGAATAGTGCTTCGCCTTTGCAGGTGATAATCAACAATTCCGCTGGATTTTTAGCACTGCCTTCTTCCGCTAATGCTACGCTTGTTGGGGTCAATGTTTTAGCATCGGGAGTAATTAATAACGTGATTCAGCGCACTGTCTTGGCGAGTGGTCGAGGCACTGCTGGAAATGTATTAATTTCTGGGGGGTCGTCGGGTAATGACACGTGGGGTGCTGTGCCGAGCGACCCTTTGAAATACGATGTTGCTGGTGGGACTATAACGGGTGATGTGGTATTGTCTGCAACAAAATCGCTCTCATCAGATATTATAAATATTAAAACGCTTACCATCGGATCACCACAATATATTACTGCCGCTACGGGCGTTATTAACGCAACTGTTTCCGTTACCAAATGCGCGCCGGGTTTATTTGCCAGTCAAGCCCTAACGATTGCAAATGGTACAGTCGACGGTTTTGTAAAAGTAATTGAAATTATAAATACCAAACCCATCGCCATTACAGGTGCTAATCTTCATTCTTCATTAGCGTTCACAACCGAAGGGCAAGGTGCGATCTTGGTTTGGGATAATGACAGCGAGTTCTGGATTGTGAGTGCTTTGAATAACGGAGCAGGAGGTGGTGGAGGAGGCGGGCAGGTGAATTCTGTCGTGGCCGGAACTTATATTGGGGTGGATTCAACAGATCCGGTTAATCCGGTTGTAAATCTTGCTCTGCCTGCTTGCGATACAGACGGCAAAGTATTATCTTCACTTACCGATGGGACACTCTCGTGGATTACGGCAGGTGGAGGTGGGACGAGTTATGCCCCCGTTATGTTTGAGGTGTGGGTAGGGCAAGATTACGCACTGTATTCAAGCTCAACTACTACTGATAGTATTAATGTTATTAATTTTTTTAATAAAACAACCGCCCCAGCGAATAATAATGGTGCTTATATAGAAAGTAATGCGAATATCAAGGTCACCAGGTCAGGAACGTATAGAATAACAATGACTGCTAATATTTATAACGGTGAAAATACGATGCTTTCTCTAATAAGAAGCGGTGTTTCATTTTACAGCGGAAAAGGTTTGTCGGCAACTAACCGAATGGCTAATCTAACGGGAACGTGGTTATTGACCGTGAATGATTTTGATAGTATTAGTTTTGGTGCTTATACATCTAATGGCGATACTGATGGTTGGGGAGGAGCATATTACCAGCGACCAGGTTTTAATCCTTTTAATTACCCTATTGTGAGTTTGGTGGTGGATTTGGTTAGTTAGAGTGATTAATCCCCTTTTTTTAAATCTCCATCTAATATAAATGCCGACCCCAGCAAATCCGAAATTATATGAAAAGGCCAAAGCGATCGCCGATGCTAAATATGCGAAACCCAGTGCCTACAAAAGCGGATTCATCGTGAAAACATACAAAGATATGGGTGGCACATATATAGATGATAATCAACCAAAAGATTTAAAAAGATGGTTTCTCGAAGATTGGGTAAATTTAGCAAAGCAATACGAATATCCAGTAATGCGGCCGTCTAAAATCATTTCGAGCAAAACCCCGCTCACCGTAGCAGAAATTTCGCCACAGAAAATTAAAGAACAAATCAAACTCAAGCAGAAAATAAAAGGGGCGAAAAACTTGCCAGCATTTTAAAAATATTAGTATTTGAATATTAATATTTTTATCTAATTTTTATATCTTCACGACTTATTTCGTTTTTCAGTACATGCGATCTTCGAGTGCGCCCATGTCGGCACGGCGACTATGTTTCTTGCCCCCCGAGGCCGCTCCCCCAGCTTCACCCATACCCAGCTTTTTCTTCGCCAGGTCCAGCAACAAAGGCGCACCGTGTTTGAGTGCCGCCTGACCAAGAGAACTCAAATTTCGTTTCAGGAAATCCCCCACGCGGCCGCCACCCACCATACGAAGAGAATCAGAATAACCCATCGGTTTCTCACGAGACACGTCCAAAATATCGGCCTTCGCGAGTACAGCGGTGTATATACTCGAAACTCCGCGCTGAGTACTCATGATTCCTGAGTTCATAACCACAGTCAACAGTTGTAAATCACCGGCAGCATAATCAATGCCGGTGTTGTTCGTGCAATTCACGGTGAACAAAAGATTAAATTGGCCAAGGGACCCCGGTGCAAACCACTCTTGGGCGATTTGGATATGCTTAGCAAAGTCCAGCATGAGAACCGAACCACAAGTTTCAACAATAGACACACCAGCAGCAGATTCGTCGGCAGGACCTTGGGCGCGCCCACTAAATTCGACCCACGATTGATTGCTGCCAGCTTCCACCGAAAATCTCCACAAGCTCTCTTGGCTCGCTGACGCCAAAATGCCCGATGCGTTGTTAAATTGTATATTAATGCTATTGATGGTGAGCCACGAATCGGCTTCATCACCACGACGGCCACCCGTAGGGCGGCCTACCGTAATCATCAGCTTGTCGGGGATTTGCGCCAATTGAATACTGGCACTCGTAACAGATTGAGTTGCGTTTGCAGCAGGTGAAGCAGGAAATGCCGGAACATTGCTGGTAATATAACGATCAAGGGCATAAAAACTAACCACGTTGCGCGAAGGAAGTTCCGTGCTGGCGTGAGGAGTGAGATATTGAATACGGAGGGAGGGTTCGGCCGCACCACGGAAAACCACCGTGGGGAGCGCACCGGCCGCAAATCGGTCGGCTTTGACACCACCAAATCGCACGACGTTGCCTACATCACCAGACATGTTAAATGTCAAGGCCATGGCCTGGACTCCGTAAATACCAGCCTCACCCTCAATTTCTGACCACACAAAAGGCGACACGAGGAGGGGTTCACTGACTTTGATTGCGACATCAACAACTGTAGCCCCACCAGTCGCATCAAAGTTAGTGCCGGTCACGTTCGTAAGCGTAATCGGGTAAGAACCGCGGGGAAGAAGATCATTGTCATACGAGGCATTGAGAAACGACGCAAACGGGTTCTGGTTAGACCCAGCAATTTTAGTATATTTCGCTAAAGTATCAAACTGCACCGGCGATAACCCATTGTACCTCGACAAAACACGCTTATCGTGAATACGTAAGAGTATAGATAAGATGGATTTCGTCTGCTGGGAAACTGTAGTGTTGTTAATGGTGATGGTTTGCGATTCAAACAACTGCGACAGAGGAAATGGACCGAAGCCATCAAGAGCGCCGTAGTTAAACAAATAACCAGAACCGGGCTTGGCCGCATCTTGCGCTAAAGTAGTTCCGGAAATACGAAACAACAGAGTAGCGGTTTGAATAACGTGGCGGGACATCACGGTCTCGAGCGATGGTAATTGCAAATTATAGATTATCTGATTAGTGAACGGGCCACCACCGATCGCATTGTAGGTTTGCATCGTCATGTTGCTTGCACCTTTGATGACTGCGAAGCGAACTTTATCCGTGACGAGGAGGTCATCGACTAAAACGAGGGACTTTTCGAAATCTTGGGACATTATTATACTATACCGCTTTATTTTTTTTTGGTCAAAATCTGCTAAATACAACTTTTAAAACTAGATTCACCCAAAAGTATTCTAAATTAATCTTTTTAAAAAGTATTTCCCTAAATAAAAATATCCCATTATAGTATAATAATGTCAAACTCCCCAGATAATATTTTCTTGGATCTTTCAACAATTAATTCGGATACGACGGGTTCTGCGATTAAAACAAATCTGGAGTTTAGCGAAACAAGAACTCAAAATATCATTGATAATCCGTCTAACTATTTTCTATCAGTTGTGCGGTTTGAGGTCGATACGCCTAATGTTTCTTTGCCTATATTCATTCCATTAATTAATAACGATGGCGTAAATACTGACCGCGATGAAACTATTTATACTATGTGTATGGCTAAAACTGGGACGGGCGCTGATTCAGGATTATTGATGGAAGGAACTTCCCTAAATGTCAAATGGTCGCCCGAAGATAAATCCGCTCAATTGCCAAGTAATCCCACGGCCGTTGTTTCTAAACAAGTAGTTCAGCCCTTTACTCTCGGAACGCTAAATAACAGCGATGTCGGAACTGTATCTACTTTTAATTATGCTTTTACAACCCCGCTAAATATGAGTAATTCGGGCGGGGCTTTGCAGACACCTACTAAACCTACCTCTTTGGCCGCGAATGATTTAGCAGGGACTCCGGTAAATGCCCAGCCGAGTAATATTACCCTCGGCCTTTTTCCGGGTCGTATTGTATTCGATTATACTGCGGCTTCGCTAAAGATCTTGGGGGTTAATGTAGACCCAGCGGTGTTTAAATATGACCTCACCGGTTGGGCGATGAATATTCAAAATTTAGAGGGGTTTGCAGCTGAATTTTACGTCCAAAATAGTGTCATCGAAACGGTTGTTCTGGTTGTTAATCCCATTTATGGCGATCCTAATATTGTGGATTTGGTGTATACTTTTCCAGCAGGGGCTTTCCAAGGTCATGAAGGAACATTTGAATATTCTGCCTCAGTTGTATATGACCCCTTGGTTATTCCTATGATTCGCTACATTTCGCCTACATTTCTCCCGACGGTGCCTAATTTGAATCCTCTGCCAGCTATTTTCCCCAGTAATACACGGGTTGTTTCAAATAATTTTCCTCTTACTCAAGTGGTGCTAAATAATGCCTTTGAGGTTAGTGTGCCTCTACCCACAGTAGGTATGGATTCAATTGATGCTGGTGTTCTTACTGTTTCTCGTAGGTTTCCAGCACAAAATACTTATTATTTACAAACAACCGCAACCCAAGACGAGTTTGCCGCGTATAATATGTATGCTACTAATGTAAATCAGATTGATACAACGGGGTCTTTATCCGTGCCTGTTCCGGCCGCTTGTGCGTTTGTTATTACTAAATATGCTACTGGAAATGGGTTTGACATTACATTTCAAAATGATGCTTTTGATTTTGCTAAATCAGATATTGGTTATTTGGCAGGTTCATCGCTGACATTTTCTACTGTGGATAGACCTTCGCAGACCGTAGTGATCAGTAGTGCGGAGTTTGGTGGCGATGTTGGCGGAACTATTACATTTAGTTTTGAAAGTGTTTTGCCTATTAATTTAGATCCGCTTGCTACTGAAGTGCTTACTGCTTTGACTTTTTCTGCTATTCCGGCCGCCCAGTTTATTGCTAATGGAATAAATATCACTGGAAATGATGCGTCTCTTGGCGGATTTGCTGAATTAGTTACATTGGACGATTTAACGGAGTTTGGGTTATATCTTGCTACTTTACAAAATCCTGATAATAGTTTCACTTTTACACCTGTGTATCAGGTGAGAGTTATTAAAACAACATCTCCTCCACTCCCTACTACTTGGACGGTGGATTTCCAAGCACAATTTAATGTCGCTACGCCTACCCTCATAACTACTGGCCAAGATATTCAAACCGGTTATTATTCTTGTTATTCCGCGCGTTGGTGGCTTTCATGTTTGAATCGCACATTGAGCAATCTCTGGACGGCCTACGGAGGCGATAATACAGTCGATAACGCGCCCTGTTTTACCATCGACGCGAATACTAATTTGATTACTTTGCTCACACCATTTGACCCAGTTAAACCGATTAATTTCGCCGTAGATGAGCAAAATGCCACAGGAATCGGGTCGCCGTATCAGGTTTATATCGGTGCGCCTGCAGGTACAGCTCCGCAAACAACAAATGTAAATTGGTGTCTGTTTTTCAACGAACCTTTGATGAACTTGTTGTCTGGATTTACGAGTGTATATTACGGCAACACATTTGATAAACCCCTTATTCCTCGATGCGGTGATGAGCAAACTATACTTTTGGCTGGGTCGCGGCCGTATTTATTTAATTACTTTGTTCAACCGATAAATTACCACGGAATCAATGTAGTTACAACCATAAATAAAACTGTAGATCCACCGACTAAAACGAACTTTTATATGACGACCTCGGAATATAGTCCAGTCCCGCTTTGGAATCCGATTCAATCCGTCGTTTTCAGCACTTCACTTTTGCCTGTCGTGACTTCTTTGACAACTGCTGCGCTGCCGTTTAATGTTTTCAATGGTTCAAATGGCAGTCAATCTGTAGGCAATAATGCACAGATTCAAAATATGTTGTCCGATATCCAGGTTGGATTGACTTCTGGTAGTGAATACAAACCCACGATTTTATATGTTCCGTCGGGTGAATATCGTCTCATTGATATGAATGGAACAACGGGTATTCGCACGGCCAGTTTCAGCGTAAGTTGGAAAACAAAATATAACCAAGTTGTGCCTTTCCGTCTAGGGTCTCAATGCGGTGCTAATATGAAAATTTTGTTCCGCCGAAAACGCCTTTACTTGGGTAATATAGAACCGTATAACACTAATTAAATCCTTACCTATTATGCTGTGGGTTTTTAACATAACAAAATTAATATTGTTATTTTAATCTGTTTTCGTCAGTTTTTTAGCATCTCGTTTGGCTTTATCTTTTTGACTAATAGCTTCTTTATTTGCTTGATAATATGCCTTTGCTCTTGCTTTAATTGCCTCCCGATTTGCCTCATAATACGCCGCATCATTTTCTATTCTTTGATCCTTGTTTGCTTCTCGGTATGCCTTATCAACGACTGCTTTCTTTTTTATATTTTCGGGTTCTTTTCTATATACTTCTTGATATTCAGCAATTTTTTCAACATTATTGGCTCTATAAACTGCATTCGTTTCAGATATTTTCTCTCTATTTTCTGATCTATATTCTGCCGATTTTATCGCTATATCTGCCTTGTTAGCTTCGTAGTATGCTGCGTGATATTCTAAATATGCTTCTTTATTTGCCTCTACATATGATTTTTGTTTAATTGTAATTTCTTCTTTATTAGCTTGATAATATGCTGCTTTTTTTAAAGTAAGCTCTTCTTTATTTTGTTCCCTCCATAATTTACAATATTCTTCATTTTGTTCAGGTGTACGATGTGCCATATTTTTATTCACAATCATTTCTTTATTTTCCCGCTGAAGCTCACCTTCACGCTTATTCAACTCAGCCTTGGAATTGCTGGGGAATAACTCGATTAATTCAATATAGGCATCACCTGCTTCAAAAATTAAACACGATGTCGTTTGATATACTTTATTTGTATATTTTTTTTTATGGTCATAAAACCGCTTACACAGCGTCGTAGCTGTGCTGCCTATATAATATTTATCGGTATATGGGGAGCGAATAGCATAAATCTTGCCTTGTGAATAATCGGTCATCTTGTCTGTTAATATCATATATTGTCATCTTTCTAAATCAATTTTATAAATAATAAATAATATTCTCTCAATATATATAAAATGGTAAAAGCCCTTCACCAAATACATATTAGTAGAACACTCAATCCCGAGGAGGCCTACGCACTTGCCGAGCAACATATTGATAGACCCAAAGCCCCTACCCTCACAAAAAAACTTTATAAAATTACACATTTGAAAAAAAAGCATTTTGTGGCCGGCTCAATGAAAAAAGAAAAAGTAAGTAAAGGCCATCATTTAGTCATAGGGCATTTAAAGCCCGAATATGCCCATTTAGACGGATCCGGATTAAAGGACAAGATAAAAAATGTTGCCTCCGCTGTATCTTCAAAAGTGAAAAAGATTTTCACACCACTTACGGATAAATATAATAATGCTTCCCAGCGAATGATTGCTAAATATGGCGATAAAGAAATAACATCGATGCAAATCCGCCGCACACCTATTGCGAAAGTATTAGATAATGTTTTGAATCTAATTTCGCTGGGTAAATGGAATAAAGCAAAAAAAGAACAAGAAGTCGATGAGTTGTTTCACTTGGCACTGATTGTGGTCATAGATAAAAAGCAAGTTGTTATTGAAAAAAATGCCGCCATTGATTTATCGACAAATTTCAAAACGACTGCCGATACGCAGGTACTGCCGGTCCCGATGGGCGATAAAAAGTTCACCCTAAACGACATGTTAGAAAAGACGCGTAAAACAGTCGGCGACCAACGTTATTTCGCTTATGACCCATTTACAAACAATTGTCAATATTTTATCCGATATTTGTTGCAATCGGTAGGGTTGTATACAGATGCGGCCAAGAACTTCCTCTTCCAAGATTTAACAAAAATCATCGAGAAATTGCCGACCTATGTAAACAAGGTGGCCACGGCCGTGACTAAAACGGGGGCAGTTGTCGAGAAGTTGTTAGGCAAGGGTGAATGATTCGTTGTTTTGTTGCTTTTTACTTTATTATTTTTTTGATTAAAGAGAGAATAATAAACCTATCGGACACCCGGACACCCGATTTTTTTGAAACTATTTGAAAAAAGGGGGTTTTGATGCTTTTTTATTTTGGGTTTTAGAAAATGGGTGTCCAAGGTGTCCAGACACCCGGACACCGCCACCGGACACTTTCTACTTTATAAATTGACAAAAAAAAGGGTATATAAATGAAATCTCAAGGACTTTGGAAAAATGGGTGTCCAAGGTGTCCGGGTGTCTGGAGGTGGCTCCGCTTAGCAATATAACTATATTCAATTTATGATTTAAATATAGTAATAATTCAATTAACCACCTTATTGGTCCTCATTATTGATTACCTTTTTTTTATAGCCCACGAGACCACCCCGGATTTGTATTTCTTTCCCATCAACGAGATAAGAACCAAGTCCTTTCAACTCTTTATTCCAAATAATACTAATACGACCTAATTCTTTAATAATATCAGCCCTTTTATAACCCATAATCGGACAATTTTGTTCTAATTCTCTAATTGAAACACGAGAATCTGCTGATGATTCATATTCATCATAAAACCATTTGGCAAAATCATTATTCTCTATTTTTGTTTTATTTGTTGCATCAATAAATTGGCTCGGAATAGGAGGCAAACCCTTTTTATAATATTTCATTGCATACTCGAGCATTAAAGCAATAATTTCATTTTCATATTCATTTCGCATTTTATCGCGCAAAGTCATATCGGCAATAAACTGTAATTTTTCAGGAACTTCCACTTCACGAGATCCGGTTCGGTCAAAATGAGAGCAAAATTCTATTTGTTTGTATCTATTATATACAGCTTGTTCTTCTTTTTCAATAACCGGAAGATGGTTGCTACACACGAATAATTTATAAGAAACACGCATTTTGATACAGTTTCCATACATCACATCGGTCTCAATATATTCACCATCACCTAATTTTTTCATAAGCTTATGATTTAGTTTTTTTTTAGTGCCTTCATCGGCATATAAAATCCGGACACCTTCAAACCCTACGAGTTGTTTATGTAATTTGGTATTATTTGCTTCTAATAAAGTAGGGTCTGTTTGACGAACATATTCAGGAAAGAAATGCTCTAATACTCCAAATAAAAATGTTTTACCATTATCACCATCTTTATTTTCTGTGCCGTCCATGACATAATAAATGGATTTCTCTAAATGGGCATCGCCAGTAAAAGAATAACCCATAACGCTCAAATGATATTCTAAATGTTCATCATTATTATTTAATATTTTTTTCAACACGGATTTTAAAAATGACATTTTTGTCGTGTCGTAATCCACTTTATAACAACGCGATAAAGTGATGGTAATAAAATCGGTTTTTTCTATTCCACGGCGAAAGATGCCAGTTTTTAAATCAAAGATGCCATCATAAAAAACAACCTTACCTCCGGTATTATCGAGTTTCAGAGGGAAAAAATCATCTTGGAGTAGAGTTCTCAAATACTTTGTAATCTGGGTTTGAAAAGAAGATTGTCCTACTAATTTAAAATGTTTATCAACTGCTTTTTTAGATGTAGTTAATTTCTCCTTCTTCATCAAATCTTTCTCTTTGCCGATTTGGTTCCATAAATCATCTGCTAATTCTTTAATATAATATTGAATTGTAGTTACGATAAAATACTCATTCGGCTTTTTGCTTTTAATCCAAACATTTCGTTTATCTGTGTAATACCATAACTCAGTCTTATTGCTATAAAACAATTTATTTTTTAAACACGGGGCAATCATTTTGGCGATATGAGTTTCGCCTTTCAGTAGATCTTCTTCTGTCATTTTGATAGGTACAATATCACTGGGTTCAATTACTATTGCTTCATCAAATGATTTCATAGCCCATTTAATATCCATTTTAAAAGTATCTTTGACGCTTTTATTAATATTTAAAAACAGTTCTGCAATATCGATATTTTTATCAGTTATGATTTTTTTTAAAGGCATAAATCCATCTTGGGAGGGTATAATATCGCCTAATGTTAAATTATAAACACGAACCATATAAGCGATTGCGTGTTCCTGAATAATGCGTTCCCATGTTTGAATAAATAAAGCCATTACAGACCGATCTTTTTCTTCATCGGTTTTATTCTGATAATCATCGCCTCCGTTTTCATCTAAATCTGCTTTTAAATGGGGATTTTCTTTGACGATAATACTGCGGATTTTTTTCAAAGTTGTTTCCATTTTTTTGACAATATCCATATCATCAATACGTACATTTACGAATTGCTGTTTCCAAATACGAATGCCTCCACCAAATGCTAAACGGATTGGTAATTTTTTCGCCTGTTCCATAGCAGTGAGAACTACACCATCATCGCTTTTTATATCCACTAAATGATAATAATCTACGATTGTTTGTCGGACGACTTTTGGATTAGCACAATATTCGGCAAGTCCATCGGTAGGTATACCTTCTAATGTAGCCAATTCATAAAACATTTGAGGTTGTGCTGAAACCATATCAAAATCCAAATAATTGTCTTTGGCAAAAGAATGCCGACTTGGACGGTGAAATAGCGAGAGAGATAAAGATTGAGATGGATTAATACGCCCCCACCCATGAGCAGTGTGAGAATAACGTGTTTCAATACAATCTTCATCTATATTATATTTTTTAATGTAATTTGTATAATGAGTTTGTTCATCGGCGTAAAGAGCTGTAATATGCTTTCGTAATTTTACACCCATTTGTTTATGTAGGAAGCCATAAATTAGGTTCATTGTAGGGTATTCTTTTGTTTTGATATTAATAAAGATGCTCTCTTTTGGTTTGGCTAAATAAAAATGACTTTTTATTTTTGGCTGGAGGGTTTTAACAACTTTGGCGGATTTGGTGATAGTCATCGTTTGGGATTCCATTTTATATATATATACAAAAGATAATATTTAAATCAAAATTAACATATATTAATTAATTATTAATTAAAACAAATTAATTAATAATTTTCCTAAAGAACGATAAGTTTCCCAAAATTAGAATAATCGAGGTTTAAAACAATCGGCGGAGTTTCTTGTGCAACTTCTATTTTTCCTAAATCAACCGGTTCTAAAATCGGTTTTGGAACTAATGACCCAAATCCTTTTCCGGTAAATGCCTTTTCGCCGCCTTCTAATTTGGCATTCATTCGCACCCATAATTTATGAACTTTTCCGGAACGGTGATTTGATTTATTGCTAAATAAATGGGAAAGTCCGCAAGGGCATTCAATCCGTTGTTTTAAAACTTCATCTTTATGGAGGTCGTACCATGTTTTATTATACTTCTTTTGGTCATATTCGCTTATTTCACCATTTTTTTTAATACGAAATCTTTTGCTGGGGGTCTTGTTAGTGGGGTTTTGAGTTTCCATTTTTTTGTTATATATATATATTATATTATTTTTAAATCAATTTGTAATTTAATATAATATATTTAAATCCCTAAATTAGATCAATCCCGTAATTTTGCTAATCGCTTCTTCATCTTTTTGTATTGACTTTGCGAATTAATCTGTGGTTCATCATCGTCATACAATCTATAATGTTCTGTCGTAGTAAGAAACTGCATTCTCCTAGGCAATGACAGGTCTTCTTCATTATCGGGCATAGGATTATCGAGGTTAAGCGGCCGTCGGTCAATAGGTCGCAGGGCTAAAGCATTTCGCATACCGCCAGGCAACCCACCGAGGATTCCTTCGGGTGTTCCTTTGCCGTGTTTCTTTGATCTTCTGCGGCCAGACCCTTCTTCTTCTTCAGGTGGAGGTTCATTAAATTCTGCTCCTAATTCTTCAGCCGCCAAAAACGCTTCCCAATCAGCGTTTAATTGTTCTTCTCGTTGTAATCTTTCAAAATCTGCTTGAGTTTGAGGAGCAGGATAAGCAGATGCAGCCGGACGGGGTGGTACTGCTTGCATTTCTTCCATTAATAAATCGGCAAAACCTAAATCACTTTCTGCTTGTTGTTGTAAAATAGATCTCTTATCTTTTATTTTCTTTTTATCTGCCAATTTTGCGAATAAAACAGTTGATTGTTCTTCGGGCATTTTGTCTAAAATAGCATTTATTTGAGTCGCAGTTAAAGATTTGATATATTGTTTAATTTTCATTTGGTCGGGTTGAATCGTTTGAGTTTCCATCTCAGCCCCTCGGGGGGGAACATAGACGTTTTCTTGCGGAAGAATGGGCGTATCAAACCGAACAGAAGGAACACTAAACTTCTGTGCATCGAGTGGCATTTGTTTCAAACTGCGATTGTCCAGCGAAACATAATTATGGTATTCGAGTAAATCATTCAAAGTTGCCATTGTTTCACGGCCCCGCCAACCATTTGCGTCGGCAATAGCAGAAATCTTCCCAATAGGTACAGAAATTAAATCAAATTTATCCTCGATTATGCTCCAATCCCTCTGATTCAATGGATTTCGCGCGACATATTGATTCAAATAGGCGACAAGCGAATTATATATTTTTACAATTTCGGCGGTGGGTTGTTCATCACGAGAGCTATAATAACTATCTAAAACAACATCGGCCGCATTCTGTAATTTAATGAAATAATTATCAATCTCAAAAGCTACGGCTTTTTCTTGCCGTTCGGGTGCTAAATAGGTCTCGTTAAATTGTTTAATCCATTTTTTTGACATGTTAAATGCTCGTTCAGCAATATCACGATCATAATCTAATGCCATTCGTGCTTGTTTATCTCGTAAACTAAAGGAACTCATTTATATTATATAGTTATAATATAAAAAAAATAATGCTAAACATCAACAAAGTAAGCAAAGAAAATGTATTACTTTTTATAGGTTGCCTTGGCTTTAGACATTGCCTCCTTATACGAACACCCGTGTTGCTTCGCGTATGCTTGGACGTGTTTAATCCACGCCGATGGGGCGCGCGCCTTCTTGTCGTCCATCTTTTTATATTTTTTTAATTCCTTTTTTTGCTTTGCTGCCTCTTTCTTCATCAGCGCTTGATGAGAATCGGATTTGTCTTCTAATACTTTTACAAGTTGTTCGTGTTCTTTGACCAATTCAGGAACAGGCATACAAAATTTCTTCGCGCGAGGTTTGCGGGCTTTCTTTCCTCCTGTGCTAATTGCGGCCGCTTGGGCTTCGGAAGGCAGAGGAGGAATTGATTGACCATCGCTTCGAATAATATCTTCAGGAGGCGAAGGCGCATCTTTGGTACTCATGGGGACAACTCCCTTT